CACAAAATGCAGCAATTGGATTTTCGGCTCTTAAATTAAATACAACAGGATCAAATAATCTAGCAGTTGGAGCAAATGCTTTACTAAATAATACAACTGGCCTTGACAATGTTGCTATTGGTAATCAAGCACAACAAGGAGATGGTGTAACTGCAATTACTGGTGAGGGTAATGTTTCTGTTGGATTCGCCAGTATGTTTAGGATTACATCAGGATTCTATGACACTGCTGTTGGAGAACTTGCAATGGTTAACAATAAGACTGGTTCAGAAAATACTGCTCTTGGAGCAATCAGCCTATTTGGTAACACTGAGGGATCATTTCATACAGCCCTAGGTAGAGATGCACTTAGACTTAGTACATCAAGCCTTTTAACAGTTGGAACAATTACTGGTGGATCAGGATATGTTGACGGAACTTATACTGGAGTTACTTTAATTAGGGTTGACTCAGGAACAGTATTTGCATTTACCGCTCCAGTTGCAACTATAGTTGTTTCTGGAGGAGCGGTTACAACAGTAACTATAACAAGTGGTGGAGCATCAATAAATTCATCAATGATATTTTCAGCAAACAACGCATCCCTTGGTGGCAGTGGTTCAGGATTCCAAGCACCAGTGGCAACACTTGACACACCAGTAAGCAATACTGCTGTTGGATATAAAGCAGGAAGAAATTCTGCCTCTGGTTCACGAAATGTATTCCTTGGAAATAACGCAGGATATTTTGAAACAACCTCTGATAATTTATACATTTCTAACTCAGACACATCAACACCTTTAATCTATGGTAAATTTGATTCAACAGGTGGATCTACTACAGGTAGAGTAAAAATTAATGGAAATCTTGAAATAAACAGCAAGACTCCAGCATCTGCTTCTGCTACAGGAGTGGTTGGAGAAATCGCTTGGGATGCAGATTACATATACATCTGTACAGCAACAAATACCTGGAAGCGAGTAGGTATAGCAACATGGTAGAATTAACTATTAAGGAAAAGGGTAAACTATGAGTCTGTCTAAAAGATTAAAGGCATCTGGAGAATCCAGAGATATGAATAGTCAATACATACTTCCGTTAATTCCTCCACGTCCTTTATTTGGTGTTGCCAATACTGGTACATATGTTGATACAGAATCTGCTATTCGTACATCTACCGTTTATTCTTGTGTAAGACTACTTGGAGATACTATTTCTTCATTGCCAATGGGTGCATATGTACGCAGAGGTCGCAATCGTCTTTCATATGCAGCAGTCTATGGAGAGACTCCAGCATGGGTAAATAAGCCAAACCCAGAATCAACAAGACTAGAATTTATTGAGCAAGTAATTACTTCTCTACATCTACATGGTAACGCATTTATTTTGACGGTACGAGATGATAATAACGAAGTAACAGAACTATTTGTATTAAACCCAAATGAAGTAAGAATTGAAAGACCTATTCCAGGTGAGCCACTTGTCTATAGAATTAAAGATATAGAAAATGGCATCTATGATCAGATTTTAACAAGTAATGAAATTCTTCATATTCCTCTATTTAGACTTCCAGGATCACACTACGGACTAAGCCCAATTGGTGCTTGCCGTATGTCTGTTGGTATTGCACAGGCTTCTGACACATATGCTGCATCATATTTTGGTAACGCATCAAATCCTGGTGGAGTTATTGAAGTTGCAGGAGAATTAAACGCAGAACAAGCAGGAGACATTGCTCGTAACTGGCAAGAATCACACTCTGGACCATACATGTCTGGTAAGGTTGGCATTCTTTCTGGTGGTGCATCATTTAAGCCACTATCACTAAACGCTGCTGACGCACAATTAATTGAAGTCAGAAAATTCAACGTAGAAGACATTGCGAGAATTTTCCGTGTCCCGCTTAGCCTATTAGGTCATCCTACACAAGGAGCAATGTCCTACGCATCAGTTGAAGCACAAAACCTTTCATTTGTACAGCATTCATTGCGTCCATTATTAGAGCGCTTAGAGCAAGCACTATCTCCACTACTTCCTGAATCAGATGGATTTGTTAGATTTAACCTTGATGCACTATTGCGTGGTACTACAATAGAGCGTTTTGATGCATACACAAAGGGACTAAGAGAAGGTTTCTTGTCACTAAACGATGTACGCAACTACGAAGACTTATCATCGCTTGGTGAGTCAGGAGATCAATATAGACTTCCTCTACAAAACATTGATGCTTCACAAGCACCACTTGTTGGAGATAAGATGAAGGCTGAGATTGCTTCTATTTTGGTACAAGTTGGATACAATCCAGATGATGTTGCTAAGATGCTAGAGATGGAAGAAATATCTCACACAGGACTTCCTTCAGCACAACTACAGCAAGTAGCACTAATTGATCCAGTAAATCCTGATGCTGCTTACAGTGATGAGGTAAAAAACTAATGCCATACGGTATATCTTCTGAGCAGAGCGATTGCAGCAATTGGGCGGTAGTTAAAGAAGAGTCAGATGGCTCCTATACTACCCTTAAATGCCATGATAATAAACAAGATGCAATTGATCAAATGGTAGCAATATCAATATCAGAAGATATGGAACCTCTTGGAGAAGTAAGAGAAGTAGGAACAGTTCCACAATTTATTAGAAACAATGCACAAAGAGGATTAGATTATCTGGCAGAAGGTTTTGGCGGAGATGGTCTAACTGATGCAACAAAGCGTGAAGCAAGAGAGATGGCAGCAGGTAATATCTCTGAAAATAAAGTAAGAAAAATGGCACCTTGGTTTAGTAGGCATAAAGTAGATGGACAAGCACCTAAGAATAGCGATCCATCAAATCCAGAATATCCAGGTCCAGGACTGGTTGCATGGTTGCTTTGGGGTGGTAATTCAAACTTTGACGATGCCGCACAAAATTGGGCACAACGCCAAATAGATAAATTAAACAACGAAACTAATAAGGCAAGGAGCAAGATGAAAAAGACTGAACGCCGTACCTTTACGGTCAGAGACATAGAGACACGAGAATCAGAAGACGGAACTATGCGTATGGCAGGATATGCCGCAGTGTTCAACGAAGCATCATTGCCACTTCCGTTTATTGAGAAGATTGCTCCAGGAGCATTCAGAAAAACACTATCTGAGACACCAGATGTTCGTTTATTGGTTAACCATGAAGGATTACCTATGGCCAGAACTAAAAACGGTACAATGAGATTGTACGAAGATGAAAAAGGATTATATTTTGAAGCAGAACTAGCAAACACACAAGAAGCAAGAGATCTATATACACTTGTTGCTCGTGGTGATGTTGATCAAATGTCGTTTGCATTTAGAGTTATTCGTCAAAAGTATAACGAAGATCGTTCAGAAAGACTTCTAACTGAGGTATCCTTGGCTGATGGCGATGTATCAATTGTCACATATCCTGCATACCCAACAACTTCTGTAGAGGCTAGAGAAGCAATAAAGAGAGCCATGCAAGAAATAAAGGCGGGAAGAGAAGTAACAGGCGAATCACTATTAGTATTAAAACAAATCTTTGGAGACTTATCTGAAGGCCATGAGTACATCATGAAGGCAGTAGAAGTAATGTCTATGATGTTTGGAGAGGGTGAAATGGAAGAAGATTCTATTTATCCATTAATTGATGTAGAAGAAGATGAACTAGAAATGTCTAAGCGTGAAGCAGTTGGAGATTTTGTTCGTTGGAACTCATCTGGTGGTATTGCAAGAGGTCGTATTGTAGAAATTAAGAAAGAAGGATCTATTAATGTTCCTAATTCAAGTTTCACTATCAATGCAGAAGAAGGAGATCCAGCAGTTCTCATTCGTGTATACAAAGAAGTAGAAGGTGGCTGGAAAGCAACTGATACTCTTGTTGGACACAAAATGTCTGAACTAACAGCGATTGACCCACTTCCAGAACCAAAAGAAGAGGCTGCTAACGTTTTAGAAATAACAGATGTTCCTGGAGAAGGTGCAAAGATTGTTGGAGATTTCCCATCAGTCCTAAACTTCTTACCAGATAACATGCCAAGATCAATGTCTCTTCGTTTAGCACAAGCAAAGGTAAATAGAATAAAATAATATTCCTATCTAACAAGATAGGCAGAAGTCGGAGTTAGGTTCACACCCGTAAGCGTCGTGAAATCCATAACCACCACCTCAAATTAACAAACTCACAAAAGGAGAACAATATAATGTCTTATTTAGACAAAGTAATTGAACGCCGTGATGCAGTTAAGGTTGAAATGGATGCAATTCTTGAGGCAGTAGCCGTAGAGAATCGTACAGACCTTACAGAAGATGAATCAGCAAAGGTTGACGCCTTGGTTGAAGAGTCACGCACACTAGATTCAAAGATTGAAAAGTTAACTGCTCAAGCAGCAGCAGATGCTAAGGCATCAGAAGCACGCTCAACAGTTGCTAACTTTGCAATGCCAAAGTCTGGCGGAGCAACAGTAACTCGTGAAGCACGTACATACTCACCAGAGAATACAGATGTTTCATTCGTTAAGGATGCATTTACTGCTAAGTTCAGCAATGACTATGCAGCATCAGAGCGTCTTGCTCGTCACTCTCGTGAAGAGGAAATTGAGCGTCGCTCAGTAGGAACTGGCAACTTTGCTGGTCTCGTAATTCCACAATACCTAGTTGATCTAGCAGCACCATTTGCTCGTGCAGGTCGCCCAACAGC